CCTGCCGTTATGAACGACGTCTGTGATGAGCATGGCCGCGTACGCGTCCGCGCTTTCACATACACGCAAGTAGGCGCAGGCGCATCAGGTGACCTGGTTAACCTTTGCAAATTGCCTGCTGGCAATGTTCGCATCGTTGGTTTGGCACTGACTAACTCGGCTTTTGGTGCTTCTCGCACTATTAAGCTTGGTCACACTGGCTATACCAACTTGTCGAATACTGCTGTTGCAGCAAACAGCACCGCGTTCTTGGCGTCAACTTCGATTGCAACAGCGGCGAACCTTCACGATCACAATACACAGAAAATCGCTTCGAAAGAAGGTTTGACTGTGCAGGCTTTGATCGAGGGCGGCACGATCCCTGACGCAGCGACGTTGACTGGGTACGTTCTATACGCACTCGACTAAGCAACGTTAGGGCACCACGCGGGGGGATCGGGCCTAACGGTCTGGTCCCCCTCTTTACATTAGGAGTAGGATATGGCAGCATCAGACATCGAAATTGTAAATAGAGCACTCACCCTGCTTGGTGTTGACCCTATCAACTCCCTGTCTGACTCGAGCAAGGCAGCGAGTACTGCCAATCGTTTATACAACGACACAAGGTCAGCAGTATTTCGCGCACACCCATGGAGTTGCCTAGTCAAGAGAGCGGCACTACCTCTTGATGCGTCAACACCTCTTTATGGGTTTACTTACCAATTTGTTTTGCCAGCAGACTATTTGAGATTGCTGGGCATTGAGAATTCTACGGGCCGTTACAGCATTGAGAATAGAAAAATTCTCTATGATAGTGACACACTGAATGTCACGTATGTTGCCTTGATAACTGACGTTCCAAGCTACGACACTTTGCTTGTAGACACACTAGCTGCTCGTCTTGCAGCTGACTTGGCACATCCTCTTTTACAAACGCAACAATCCATGGAGTCCATGTGGCAACTCTATGAATTGAAGTTGCGTGAAGCAAAACTCATCAATGCACAAGAGAACCAACAAGACGTGCTAGATACAGACTACTGGCTTAACTCACGCTTGGGCGTTTCTCCTGTTGTTGGTGCTCCTCCAAGGTGGTAACATAGATGTCTCGTACAACGCCCATTCAAACTAACTTTACTGGCGGTGAGATCTCTCCTCGCTTGTACGGTCGTGTTGACTTGCAAAAATACGCAACGTCAGTAGAGCGCTGCGAGAACTTTATTATCTTTCCTCACGGAGGCATCACTAAACGATCAGGTACTCGTTTCATTTCTGAGGTCAAATACTCAAATAGGACTACCAAGTTAATCCCGTTTATTTTCTCAACCGAACAAGCGTACATGCTTGAGTTCGGTCACTACTACATTCGCTTTTATCGCAATGAAGGCGTGTTGCTTAACACAGCAGGCACTGCTCCTTACGAGATTGTGAGTCCTTATTCTGAGACTGATCTCGTTAATATTGACTTCACGCAGTCTGCTGACGTGTTGTATCTCATCCACCCAAATTATCAACCTCGCACATTAAACCGCTTGGGGCCAACAAACTGGAGTTTGGACCTTTATTCCTTCATTGATGGTCCATACAACGACTTTAACAGCGATACTTCAAAAACCCTGACGCCAAGTGCTACTACAGGAGCCATCACTATTACGGCAAGTAGTGCCACCTTTGCCTCAACAGATGTGGGGCGCTGGGTTCGCATCAACAATGGCACGGTGTGGGGAGCTGCAAAAATCTCAGGATACTCAGGCCCCACCGTTGTTAGTGCAACGGTCAATAGTAAGTTCCCAATGTCAGCAACTACTGCCACGTCTAATTGGCGGCTTGGTGCTTGGTCTGACACTACGGGTTGGCCGGCTTGCGTGGGCTTCTTCCAAGAACGCTTGTTCTTTGCTTCGTCTCGCTCAAAGCCTTCAACGGTGTGGGGAAGTCGTAGTTCTGACTTCGTGACGTTTAGCCCATCAAATGATAAGGGCGAAGTACTGGACGACTCCGGTTTGAATTTCACCTTGTCCACTGACCAGGTGAACGCCATTCGCTGGATCTACGGTGAGAAGCGTCTGCAGCTTGGAACCTCTGACGGTCCGTTTATCTTGTCCTCAGGTCGTAACTTTGAAGCCTTGACCCCATCAAATATCACCGTTTCACGTGAAACAACTGATGGTACTGCAAACGAGCGTCCTGTTGGTGCTAGCCGAACTACTCTCTATATTGACCGTTCACGCTTGAAAGTGCGTGAGTTGGCGTATGACATCAACATTGATGGTTACACCTCAGTCAACCTAACACTCTTGGCGGAGCACATCACTACTGGTAACGTGCACATGGTTTCCTATGCACGTTCACCTGATAGTTTGGTGTGGACCTTGTTAAATACAGGGGAACTTCGCTGCTTGACATACGAGCGCGAGCAAGAGGTTGTGGCTTGGCATCGCCATATCATTGGCGGAACTGACACTAGCGTCGAGCATATTGCCACTATTCCTAAGAACGACGAATCAGAGGACGTCCTATATCTGGTCGTGTCTAGGACAATTGGCGGAGTCACTAAGAAGTATGTTGAGTACTTAGAGAAGTCCTTTGATACGGCGAAAGGAATGACCGTTGAAGAAGCCTTCTTTGTAGATAGTGGCATTTCTTATGATGGAGCAGCGACTACTTCTCTTTCCGGTCTTGATCACTTAGAAGGTGAAACAGTACAGGTACTTGCTGATGGCGCAGTTCATCCTGACCGCGTGGTGTCTAGTGGTTCTATCGCTCTTGCACGATCTGCATCAAAAGTGAGTGTGGGCCTTCCCTATGTGGCTCGAGTACGTACCCTCGACCCCGAGGTTCAAACCCAGACAGGTCCTTCTCAAGGAAAGGTACGTCGCATTGAACGCGTGACTTTCAGGGTCGTAGACACCTTTAATTTGAAGTTTGCAGCTAACGGTCGAGAGCTTGAAGTCATTCCATTCCGCGGTTCTGCAATGCCTATGGGGACGATTGAGTTGTTCACAGGAGACAAGCGTGTTCTTGTGCAGCATTCCCCTGAACGCCAGTTTGAATTGCTTGTGCAGTCCGATACTCCGCATCCCTGTACTGTGCTGGCAATCATGTACTCAATGACTGTATCGGATCGATGATATGTTGATCAGGGACGCAAAGGTAGAAGACGTGGACACCTTGATTGCCATGGGACATAAGTTCCTTGGCAAGTCTCCGTTTGCTAACCTCACTGACTTGGTGGACGATGACCTCGCTTGGGCCATCTGCAATTTGATTGACAACGGAGTTGTCTTTGTGGCAGAGAAGGAAGGAGAGATTGTTGGAGCAATTGCCGGACAAATCTCACCCATGTGGTTTAACAGGCGTTCAAAAGTGGCTGTAGAACTTGCTTGGTGGGTAAATGAAGATAGCAGGAATGGCCGCGCAGCAATAGGTCTTTTGAGGTTTTTTGAGGAGTGGGCGAAAGCTAAGGGAGCTACAATGATTGCAATGTCAGATCTCACGATCGACAATGCCAACCCCTTGGGTCCACTGTTTACAAAACTTGGATACTCGATGGCTGAGCGCAGCCACGTGAAAGGACTATAAATGGCAGCAGTATCGACGATGGTTCTTGCAGCAATGGCGGTTAGCACCGCTGTTACTGCCTATGGACAATATCAAGCCGGTCAAGCGCAAAAGGAAGCTTACGAATACAACGCCAAGATTCAAGAGCAGAACGCAAAGGTAGCGCAAGACAAAGCCGCGTATGAGGCAGAGAAACAAGCGCAACGCGTACGTCGATTGACTGCTACGCAGCGTGCTGCTTACGCAGCCTCTGGCGTCACCCAATCAGGAACAGCACTTGACTTACAAGAAGATTCAGTCATCCAAGGCGAAATGGACAGGTTAGCTGTGCTTTACGGTGGTGATGTTGAAGCCGCTAACTTTAGATCAGAAGCCGCGCTTTCTAAATTCCAAGGTAAAGCTGCAGCGCACTCAGCGACGACGGCTGCATTTGGCACCCTCCTTGGGGGTGCCGCCAATTTTGGTTTTGCTGGCAGGCAAATGGGCGTAAGCGGTTTCAAGACTTAAGGATAAAAACAAATGCCAAAAATTCCAATTTACGGTGAGCCACAAGTAAATCTAGGAGGTCGTCCTAGACAGGGCCTAAATGACCGAGAGATCCAAACCTTGGGTTACCAGCAAGGCGGGCAACTGGCGGAGGCAGGTCGTGAGATTGGTCGTTTTGCTGAGAAGGCTATGGGCTTTGAAATCCAGCGCCAACGTGAAGATGCGGCTATTGAGTTTGAGCAGAAGCGCGCAAAGTTTGAAGTAGCTCTTGACGAGGGTGATTCAAGGTTTCGCATGGAAGATTCTGCGAACGTCAACAAGTATGCTAACCCAGATTACGGCGGTGACTCGTCTAAAGACGAGAACACGTACTACAACCGCACAACTAAACACTTCAAGGACCTTGTAAACTCAGACGAGTTCAAGTCTAACAACCAGTTCTTTAGGCAGTACTGGGAGAAGTACACTGCCGCCAAAGAAGCAGATATTCGTATTTCTGCTCGCAAATTTGAAGCAGCTCAACGTGTGCAGGCTCGTGAGAACAGCATTGATGACTCGTTGACAAATGACGCAAAATTGGCGGTTACAAACCCAGACAAGATCCCTGATATTCTTCAACGTTGGAAGAACGTCCTAGGAGGTTTTGGTAAGGACGAAAATGGTCAACCCATTCCAAACTATGCGGGAGTGGTGCGTGGTACTTTCCTGCGCGATCGCCTAGACAAACTTGGTCAGATACTTGTCATCCCTGCTTTAGAGAAGATGATCATCGACGATCCTAAGTCGGCGATGCAACTCTTGACTTCACTTGGAAAAGAACTTGGTGGCGATGCCTTTAGCTTGTCAGACATTGCGCAAGGTAAGGTTCCTGGAGCAAAGCGCGCCGCACCAGCAGGGCCGATTGAGTTAACCCCTGAAGCCGCTGTTAAATATGGTCAGGAGATTGAGGCACAGATTCGAGAGCTTGAGTCAACTAAAGACGCAAAACAAGCTCCCGAAATTGCTCGCTTGAAGGGCCAACTTAAAGAGATCACAGCCTACGTCAGTGAAAATCCTCCAGACGCTCCTGGCATGGTTCGTAAAGGGGTTACTGACAGCCCATTGCGTACTGAACCAGTACGAGGCGAAGCCAAGGTTGATGGTTATAGTCTAGCAGACGTTAGAACATACCTTAGTCGTGAACTCGACAATGTTCCAGAAACATCAGATCCTCAGTTTAAGAAAAAACTAGAGGAGCAAAAGAAGCGCATTGATGAACTTGAAGCACGCCGAGACGCCATTAACGCGGAACAGGTCAAAATTGACGCTAAATATGCGGAGGACTTAAAGGCTTGGAAAGCTAAACAAGCAGCAGGACCTGCACAGGCTGCTGAAGTAAAACCTCTCGTGTTGGCACCTCCTCCACAACAGCCGGATAAACTTTCACCGGAAAAAAGCCTTATGGCTAAGTGGGGACTTGAACCGGCTGATTGGGTGCGCCTGTATTCCAAAGCTCGCGCTAACATGGACACAGTCAACGCGTATGATGAGTACCGTTTGAAGGAGTCTGTTGCTGACCACATTGCTGCTGTCGGAGCTGGTAATCCCGGCGATCCTCGCTTCAAAACAAAAGACGGTTTGGCTAACGCCGTGGCTCAACTGTATTCAGGTGTGTATGGAGCCGATGCTCCTAAATACACTCAGAAGGCGCAGATCTTTGTTGATGAGGCGTGGAGCAAAATAAATATTGCACAACGTGCTTGGCAGATCGGTTCTTCACTCAAGTGGGCAGATGATCAAACCCTTGATAAGGCGGTTGCTGGTCTTAGTCCTCAAGGTAAGGGAGCTGCTGACACGGCTGAGGTGCGCGATCGAGTGATTGCGATTGTCAATTCATACCGCGCGCAACGATCTGCCGATCCAGTGGGTTATGCCAACTCGCATCCTCAGGTTCAGAAGCTTGCTAGGGACGGCGATTTAGCGGGAGCTCGCACGATGTCAATTGCAATCCAACAGAAGTTTGGTGCGCAGGATTGGCAGGTTGGAGTACTCTCTAAACAAGAAGCTTCCGCTGAAGTAAATCGGTTCCGTAATGCGCAACCAGGCCAGGTGATCTCGATGATCAGAGACTTTGAGACTCGTTTTGGTGGACGCAATCCTGATGGCAGCGTTAAATACCCAGGACAACTTCAAGCAGCTTGGCGTCAATTGACGACTGGTCAAGACGGCTTGGATTCATCTTGGCAGTTTGCTGCAAGATCGATGGGCACCAACGCAGAATCCAAAATCTACCTTGCACTTAAGGCAGACCCTAAAACCTTGAGAGATCAAGTTGGCACGCTGCAGAAGACCGGTACAAGTTATGCTGACATTGAGTCTCAGGCGCTGCTGGAAGGAGCTGCGTTCAAGAAAGCCTTGACTGGAAATCTTCCTGAGCGCATGGAGATGTGGCAAGGCGCTTACACACTTGCTGTTAAGATGGCAGCTATCGATGTGTACTCAAACAGCACGCCAACTAGTAAAGCACTGAAGAACGCATTCTCTGCGCTGTCTCAAAGCTTTGACGTGTCTGGAGGCACATACGTTATTCCCCAACCGCGCCCCGGTTATCCTACGGCTTATGTCAACAAGAACATTCACGCAAATGCTGAGTACATAAAGACTCCAGAAGCCTTGGGTCGCCTGTTTCAAATTGTGCCACCTGCTTCTCGTGATGTTGCAATCAACAGTCAACCAGGTTACAAGCAAGATTCGTATCTAAAAACATTGGGATCAGAGTCTTACTGGGTCACAAACAACAACAGTTCTGGTTTGATCTTGGTCCACAATGCTAAGACAGGGGTGGAACCCGTCTTGCAAAAAGATGGCAGCATCATCGACATCAAGTTCTCCGACTTAAGCAAGGACCCAAGCGTTTGGAAACCAGCAAGTCGTGAACCCACGTTGAAGGGCCAAAACAACTTCTTTAGAGATCCACTCTCTATTCCGATGGCGGAGTAACTGATGCCAAACAACAGCATTAGAAAAAAGACACTTGACCTTGGCAACCCCAACGACTTAGTTGATAAGTCATTGGTGGATCGCGCTGAGGCTTTGAGTCTTAATTACAACTCGCAACCGCCGTCGCAGTACTACCAGTCGTTTGGCTTTGACGAGCTGCGTTCGTCTTTGTCAGAGATTCGCAGCACAGCTATTGATGCTGGTTGGAAAGAAACCGGCATTGACTCCTTGTCTCGTATGCGCGAATTGAATCGTGCTGAAGACCTGACAAACCTAGACCCGAATCAACTAGACCGCAAGTACAACTACTCCGCCGGCCGAGGCGGTTTGCAACGCCGTTCCGTTGACAACCGACCCACACTTGAAGAGTTTGGCATCACTGAGCGTCCTACTCTGTTGCAACCAGATGAGGCAAACACTAAGTATGGTATCTCAGGTCATTTGTCTTGGGATAAACCAGTCAGCAGTTTGGTCGCGCAGATTCAACACAAACGCAAACTTGAGGAGGTTCGTCACGCCAGCACTATGCAGCGAGCGCAGGGTTTTGTAGACAACTCAATTGGTTTTGGGTTGTCTATGGGCACGGCCATTGTTGATCCGATTGGTTTAGCCATTGGCTTCATCCCAGTTATTGGTGAGGCTCGTTACGCCAAACTAGGCGTCAATGCCGGTCGTTTTTTCCGCGGAGCTGAGGCAGGTTTTGTTGGTTCACTTGGTGTTGAACCCCTGATCTACTCAGCGAAGACGCAGGAAAAAGCTGACTACGACATGTATGACTCCTTGCTTAACATCACGTTTGGTACGGTGACTGGAGGCGGTTTGTTTTATGTTGGGGGCAAGATGTACGACGGTTACCGCAACCTTCGTAGTCGCAGCCATCAAGCAGCTCTTGAGCAAGCCATCAAGCAATTGGCTGCAGGGGCTGATGTTGAAGTAGGCCATGTGGCTACACACGGTGCGGGCAGTACCAAACCAATTCTTGTCAACACAGAAGAAATGCCGTCAGCTCCAATAGGGGCGCGCATCAATCCCGCTGACCCCAATGTTCCTGCTCGTACTCCTACGCCGCAAGACATAGTTCAAGATTTTCCTCCTTACGTCAAACCGGCCGACCCAGTCGTAGAAGTCGAGAAGAAGAAGTCATGGCTTGACTTTTTCTCTTTGAAGAAAAACAGCCCGCTTGATCCTCCGGTCGAAGCTATTGGACGCGCAATCAGCCCATCTACTATTGGTGAGGCTTTCAAGAACCCTAAGTTGTCTGAAGCAATTCAAACAGCTGTTGACAATGGCATGCCCAACAAGGTAGGGTTCTATGTAAGAACGGCAGATGGTCAAGTTATGCTTGTGCGTCCGGCAGAAAAGGGCGTGGCAAACTTATTGACAGCTCCTGAGGCTTTGCCTAGCGGGACCGTTGATATGAACAAGCTGTCCACAGACATGACAAAACTCTTGTCTGAGCACGGTCTACTTGCTGGCGAAAATTTTGGCGTGAGCTATAAGGGTTCATACAAGCTTGACGAAGGCGGTATCACGCACATCCTTGAATTGGATGGTGCTAAGTTTGATCCTGAGAAAAACCAAAAACACACAGTGTTTGGCCCTGAGTCCGTCATCAAGAATCTTTTGTCAGAAGATCCTTCAGCGCAAGTCTTAAGCGGTTTGAACCCTCAAGGCAAGTCTGCAGTGATGTCGTTCTATCAAGACCTTGGTTCATTCATCAACGAGGGCGACAGCAAGTTCAAGAATTTTGCTGGCTATGACGAAACAAAAGACGTTACCCAGCTTAAGCAAACGGGTGAACAACTTGGCAGCAATAAAGGTGGAGTCTTCAAAGACAAGGTAGACCAGACAGATGTCTACGTGAAGTTCCAAGACGCCAACCACACATTAAATGAGTGGGTGGCAGCAACCTTGTATCGTTGGTTCCAGGTTCCTTTGCCTCAAACAACTATTGTCACGGATAAGGGCGTGACTAAAGGCGTTGCCTCAAACTGGGTGTATGGAGCAAAAGCAATTGGACCTGATGAGTTCAACAAACTTGACGACGCCACTAAGCAAGACTTTATCAAGCACTTCCTTGTTGATGCTTACCTAGGCAACTGGGATGTCGTTGGCACAGGACCCACATGGAACATGATGCTGTTGCCTAATGGCCAAGTCATGCGCATGGATCCAGGGGGAGCCTTGCTTTACCGCGCTCAAGGTGCTCCTAAAGGAGATCAGTTTGGTGCAAAGCTCGATGAATTGCAAAGTCTAACAAACGCCGGCAAAAACCCATCTGCTGCGGCCGTGTTTCAAAACATTCCTATTGCTGCCATGGATGACGCGGCGTACAGGATTTTGCGCATTCCGCAGGACGAGATCAACAAGCTGATTGATACTGCTGTTGCTCACGGCATGGATAAGGATGCAGCTACAAAACTCAAGGACACGATGCTCAAGCGTCGTTACGAGTTAGAAGTGGCCTTCAAAGACGCGGCAGTTAAGGCCGCCAAAGAGCAAGGTCAAGTCAAGTTCATGAACACAAGCGATGCGCAAAACTACTTGAAGGGTTTTGCTGCTGAACTTAAAGCCAAACTTAGCCCTGATGAGGTCAAGGCTCTGATGTCGTACACGGGTTCTTACTACGTGCAGTTGAACAATGCTTTGTGGGCAAAGGCAACTAAAGGCACACCAATTGATCCAATGCTGCAGAAAGACATTGACCGCATCAATTCAGCCTTTGACAAAATTGCTCCCTTGAAAGAAGACATTGTGGTTTGGCGCGGCAACGTTCACCACACCACGTTTAATTCCGTCTTTCAGAGCTTGGGCTTAAACATTGGCGAGTTCAAACCACAGCAAAGCACCAACGGTGACCAAGCCTACCAAATGCTTAAACACGCTGAGAACGCTCTGATTGAATTCAGTGGGTATACTAGCACTTCATTTTCCTATGGAGTCACTAAGGGTTTCCAGAACGCAGGCAAAGCTATCTCTGTTCAGATACAAGTACCGTCCGGTCAAAAGGCTCTGATGCTTGGAGCTATCTCTACGCATCAAGGTGAAGCAGAAGTCTTGCTGCCTGCTGGCACACAGTTGCGCGTCAAGCAAATTATTCCTGGCGTTAATGGAGCTCAACCAACAGCTGTTTTGCAAGTCGTTGAAAAAGGCAGTCAACAGTTTGTGGAAGTGCCTGACTACCAAGCCCTAAAAATTGCTGAAGCTTATCGTGACAAGCCAACAGGAGCCGCTGATAATCAACCACTATGGTATGAACCAAAAGACTCTGTTGCAGATGCACTCAAAGGAAAGACTGAAGACCTTGACATCGTAAACAAAGACATTGAGGCCTTGACTGCTGAGATTGATGCGCACCTTACGAACGCTGATCCAGCCTTGTCAGCAGCCATCAAGAAGGAACTAGATGCCACGATGAAAACACTTACGGAGCAAGAAGCTTCGGCGCAAGATATGCATAAGGCAGCTCAAGCCGCTGCCGTTTGCGTGATGAAGGGAGGCTAACATGGCCATGCAAGACTGCTTGAACATCATTAAGAAAGCTGCTGGTGAAGGTAAGATCAGTGACGATCAGGCCACTCAACTCCTGTCTGAGATTGACGACTTCATCACTCACAAAAAGAAAATGCTGGATCCAGAAAACCTGGACACCACTATTGCACAACACTTGCAGCAACGATTGAATGACTCAATTCTAAGTGCTGCCATTGAGAAGCGAAACGCGCTCATCAATGCTAGAGTTATTGCCAATGTCTACAACCGCGTCTCTGCTTTTGACAACGCAGCTGATGGCTTGTCTGCCCTTTTGGTTGGTAGCATCAAGAGTAAGGTCGGCAGTAAACTCAGCATCGACGCTGAGGGCAAAGCCTTGGCTAGCAAGTATCTTGGTCGTTTGATCAACGACCTTGAGAAAGCAGGAGCTCTTGAGCACTTCACCAAAGGCCACATGGATGGGGATATTGCAAAAGAACTTTGGGAGATCCGCCCCGATGGTCAACCAGGCAAGACGAACAACCCTGTTGCTCAACTCATTGCAGCGACAATCCACAAATACCAAGTTTCAGCTGTTGAGCGTCTTAACAGAGCTGGTGCCTACATCAACCCGCGTCCTGGTTACATGTTCAGGCAGAGTCACGATCAAACAAGGATTCGTGAAGCTGGGTTTGATGAGTGGAAACAATTCATCTTAGACAAACTGGACATTGAAGCCACATTCAATGGAGCCGATGCAGAAGAGTTTCTTCGAGGTGCTTACCGTGGTTTGACCACGGGTCTTCACAAACGCTTCAACGGCGCAAATGAAAGCAACTACTTGCAAGGTTTCACAGGTCCTGCAAACCTAGCCAAGAAAGCAAGTCAAGAGCGCTTGTTGCACTTCAAGGATGCTGAGTCATTCATGGCATACAACGACCGCTTTGGAACACGAGACCTTAGAGAAGGCGTGCTTGGCGGTCTTGAGCACATGGCTCGCAACACAGCTTTGATGGAAGGTCTTGGCACTAACCCAGTAGCTAACTTCGACAAGATACTGACTGAGTTAAAGACCAAGTACCGCGATGATCCAGAGATGTTTGACAAGCTGTCGTCAAAGTCTTTGATCAACCAACTCAAAGAGATCGATGGAACTACGCGTATTCCAGGCAGCGTGTCTCTGGCAAAGATTGGATCAATCAATCGCGCCATCCAGAACATGGCTAAACTAGGTGGAGCCGTGATCTCGTCTATCACTGACTTGCCTAGTCAAGCAGCCGAGTTGCGTTACCAGGGCGTACCACTGTTCAAAGCCTACACAGAAACCCTGATGAACGTGTTTGACGGGCGCGGGAACGCTGAAAAAAGAGAGCTTGCTCGCTTGATTGGTGTTGGCTTTGAAGGAATGCTTGGAGATGTACACTCTCGTTTTGGTGCACAGGACTCCGTTCCAGGACGCATGGCTAAGTTGCAACAGCGCTTCTTCAAACTGAATGGCATGTCTTGGTGGAACGATACCAACCGGACAGGTACTGCGTTGATCATGTCTAACCACCTTGCCGAGAACTCAGTAAAGGCGTTTGCTGACCTTGATCCAAAGCTTCGCAACGTGCTGCAGCAGTACAAGATTGGTGAAGGTGAATGGAACCTTTACTCTAAGCATGGCGTCCACGAAGGTGGCAATGGTTCTAAATACATGACCTCTGATGGTTTAGAGGACATTCCTGACGACGAGATTGCCGCCTACTTGCAAGCACAGACTGGCAAGAAACCAACAGCTCGCGCCATTAAAGAAGGCCGAGATGAGCTGATCAGCCGCTTGGACACGTACTACCAAGATCGTTCTGACTTCGCGGTCCCTCAACCAGGAGCCGCTGAACGAGCCATGTTAAACCAGGGAACTACGACTGGCACCATCGAAGGTGAAGCTCTGCGAACCATCATGCAGTTCAAGTCGTTCCCTGTTACCATGCTGCGTCGCGGTTTGGGCAGAGAGATCTATGGATCAGCCGATGGTAAGACCGACGTCATGGGCCTGGTCCACCTAATGGTGGCTACGACGGTCTTTGGATATGCATCAATGGTAGCCAAAGACATTCTCAAAGGGAAGGAACCTAGGACCTTTGAGGGGGATCTGGCCAAAGACAGTAAGCTCATGTTTGCTGCCATGTCTCAAGGTGGCGGCCTAGGCATTTACGGGGATTTTCTTTTCGGGGAATATAGCCGGTACGGACGTTCGTTCCTGTCCACAATGGCTGGTCCAACTTTCGGACAGGTAGATGACCTAGCTGAGATTTTTACCCGTATTCGAACTGGTGAAGACGTAGGCGCAAATGTGATGCGGACGGTAATAAACAATACCCCGTTCATCAATTTGTTCTATACTAGGCAAGCTTTGGACTACCTGTTTCTGTACGAGTTGCAAGAAATGGTAAATCCAGGGTATCTTCGTCGGATGGAAAGCCGTATAATGAGAGAAAATGACCAGCAATTTTTCGTACCACCAAGCCAGCATGTTCCATACGGGGGTAGTTTTAGGAGCTTAGTACAATGACAGTTCAAACAGAAATAAAACGCGTTGTCCAGGTTGGCACCGGTGCCACTAAGACCTTTTATTTCAACGCAACTGTCCAAGGCTTGGACGACCTCAAGGTCTACACTGTTACGCCAGCAGGCGTGCAAACCCTCCAAACACGTGGAGGTGCGGGTACCTATGACTACGTGCTGACTATTAACTCAGCCACAAAGTTTGCGACGGTTACCCTTAATAACTTCTTGGCTGCAACCTACAAGGTCGTTATTCTTCGCGGCACACCTATCACTCAAGTGGTTGACTACGTTGAAGGTGATCCTTTCCCAGCTGAAACACATGAATCAGCCCTTGACAAACTAACGATCATTGCAACTCAGTTGCAAGAACAGCTTGACCGTTCTTTCCAAGTGGTTGAAACCAGTACCGTTACTGGTATTCGTGTAGCTGAGTTGCAGGCAACCAAAGCCTTGGTTGTAAATGCCGCTGGTACCGCGATTGAGATGGGACCAACCACCTCAGACATCGCCAACGCTTCAACAAACGCAGCCACAGCCGTGGCTGCTGCAGCATCTGCGTCATCAAGTGCTTCTTCTGCTAGTTCATCGGCCGCTTCTGCTGCTGCCACATTGGCAGCAGCCGGTCTCCCAATCCTTGTTGCTGGAGACGAAGGCAAATTCATCCGTATCAAAGCAGATCGTTCTGGGTATGAGACCATCGCGCCTCCCCAGGACAACTCTACTTTCTACGGTTTCTCTACTAACTCTGTCACTGGCAGATTGACACTGGCTAAGTCTGTAATTGGTGCCGCAGACTCGTTTGATGTGACTGGCTACGAGGACTATTTCCTTGGGGCTTCAGGTAACGTCTTCTCAGTCAACGCAAACGGGCACCTAATCTGCACATTACCATAAGGAGCATCTGATGGCAACTCTTGATCTTGGAAAAATTCGATTCACTTGGAAGAGCGCCTACTCTGGCGCAACAGCTTACGAAAAAGATGACGTTGTCTCTTACAACGGCAACTCTTACGTCTGCAAACTGGCAACGACTGCTGGTACTCTTCCCACAAACACAACTTACTGGGACGTCATGGCGCAAGGTGCGGGCCTTGCCACTACCCTTGGCGACCTAATCACGCACAACGGAACCACCCCTGTTCGTTTTGGCATTGGATCAAGCGGCCAGGTACTAACGGCGTCGGCCACTGGTTTGCAATGGGCTCCTCAATCCGGGTTCCAAGGCAATTCAATCTACGTCAACACCACTCGTCCTTGGATCGCAGGTCCTAACCTGGTAGGTACTGGCAACGAACCATGGCTCGGTGACCCCACCACGGGTAACCTGCGTATTGCTTCAGGCTTGCCTAATCCTCGCCTTGGGCCGCGTACTTTTAGTCGCGGTGGTCGCACTAGGTATGAGGTCAGCAACTTCTTGAACGACCGGTTTGAGTACGTAGCTCGTGGCACCACTGAATATGGTTTGGTTGGTAAATACGCACACAGCCACAATCACGCTAACTTGACCGCATTTATGTCCTTCAGCGGTGAATATGGCCTGATGCGAGCCGGCGACCACTTTGTACAGATCCACCACTGCTCAGGTTCTGGGGCTATGATGGCCCTGACTAAAGACGGCGACCTATTCTTTAAGGGCTACAACAACCAAGGTATTGCTGGAGCAGGTCATACCACTGACGTGTATTCTTGGACCAAGGTTCCTTATCTTGGCCCCGATGCTTCAGTTGGTGGCTTGTCTTGCAAAATCATTGGTTTGACGACAGCTATTGAATTGAATGGCGGTGAAGCAGATCTTGCCACTATTTTTGCTATTGACAGCAGTTATCGTTTGTGGGCTTGGGGTTATAACGGCAATGGCGAATGCGGCATTGGTAATACTACTAGCCCACAGACTACTCCACAACTTGTTGCCTCATTGCCAAACGTGCGCATGATTCACGCGCGTCCGCGCCACGTCATGGCTGTCAACAATGCCGGTCAGCTGTACGCTTGGGGTTGGAACGGTCAAGGACAATTAGGCACAGGTAACACGACTGCTTACACGTCTCCTCAATTGATCTCTGGAGCCACTAACGTCTACGACATTGAGGCCCACACCGGTTCTTACTACTCTGCTGGCTGGAACTATTACGGCACAGCGTACTACATGAAGAACAACGGCGAATTGTACGGTTGTGGTTACAACAGCAACGGTAACCTTGGCAACGGTAACACGACTAGCCAATCTGCCTTCGTGCGTTGTGGTACGTCGCAAACCTTTGCGGAATTCCACGTCAACGGCGTGTCTGAGATGAAGACCGTGGCAGCCATCGCCGGGGTTCCTGGAACACCGACCGGTGTGTTGTGGGTGTGGGGTTACAACGGTAACAGCCAGTTTGGCGACAACACTACAACCTCAAACTCAACACCGTCTCGTCCTGGAACCTTGTGCGACACCACTAGGAACCGAAACTTCACCTACATTGGCGGCGTTACATCTAACAGTGACCGCGTCTTCCCGCGCGACAACATTGTCAAGATCATGCCGTACACATATAGTGAAGCAGGAACCGGTTGGTTTGTACAAGACGCCACTGGGCGTTGGTACATCATGGGTTACGGCGTAAACTTTGGTACGTATCGTTCAGACAATACATCGCTTGCTTATTCGAGACCAGTCTTGATGCCGGGTCCTTGGGCCTCGGAAGACGGCCATGCTGGCTATGTTGACGCCAGCGTGGTTGGTTTTAGGAATGCAGCTTACCCATACAGCCCCGGTTTCATGCATCAGTTGTTGATGTCAGACGGTCGTGTGTTGATGATGAGTAGTAACGGTGAAGCTGAGTTCTCGTCAGACACTGGCTATAACGGCCGATTCATGGTCATGAACCCATAAGGAGAACAAGATGAAGCTATACAAATTCACAGGCGAGTACACTCACCCGCAATCAGGTTTTGGTAATGCCCCTGTTTGGCACGGCACTAAAGACAACGTGACTTATGCGTCTATGGACGCAACCTGTTTGGCTGCGTTTAACGACGCACAGACAGCAAACTGGGAACTAGGGACCGCTGAGGACGTGGCGATTGCCAAGGCGATGAGCACCCCTGTTAAAACAATTATGGGTCAGATTACCAAAGACATCCGCAAGAAATACACGGTTGACGATGAGTTCGCAGCCCACCGTACTAGCAACCAGACAGTCCTTGATGACATTGCTGCGATCGTGGCTGCACGAAAGGCAGAGGTTGGAGACTTGTTTCAATGAAGGATGAAATGATCAATAAGACGGAGGCGCGCTTGGATTCTCACGAAGAACTGTGTGCCCTGCGCTACGACGCAATCAATGCGCGACTCAAGAGGCTTGAGAGCATCTTGATAGGTAGTGCAGGGTTTGTCATTGCTGCGTTGACTGCTATCGCGTTCAAGCTTAAATAGGCCAACCATGTATGGATCCAGTCACCGCGTTTGCGGCAGCACAAGCAGCAGTAGCTGGGATCAAAGCATGCGTTAGTTTATACAAGGACGCTAAGGCTGTTGGTAACGACGTGAGCAACATTGCTCACGAGATTAGCAGCAACCTTGGCAAATTCTTCGATGCACAGGAACAGGTGTGCAAAGCCGGTTCAGAGATCGAAGGCAAGATCATCAAGACAAAGTCCGTTAACCAACAGGCTTTGGACAATGTCTTACGGGTGCGTCAACTCCAACAGTTTGAACAGGAGTTAAAAGAGTTGCTGATATACCATACGCCAATGGCTGGGCTGTGGGAAGACTTCCAAGCAGAGAGACGTAGAATCCGCGAAGAGATAGCTGAGCAAGAACGACTTGAACGTGAGAAAGAAGCTCGCGCCAAGAAGTTAAAGGCCAAGCAAAAAGAAGAAGACGAAGTAGCCGTACTGGTATTGATCATAGCTGCCCTGTTCATGTCAATTCTAGCTGCGGTGCTGTATTTGATAACCTGAAGAAAGGCGGACAGTATGTTTGGATTAGACGCACTCCTTGGAATTGGAATGAAGGTGCTGGACAAGTTTGTACCAGACCCTGAGATGAAGGCAAAAGCCCAGCAAGAACTATTGCGCATGCAGCAAGAAGGTCGCCTGGCAGAACTCACGGCCGACAATATTGAAGCACAGGAGCTTACCAAACGCCAAGCAGCGGACATGGCCAGTGACTCCTGGCTTAGCAAGAATATCCGTCCACTCACCCTGATCTTTATCCTTGGCGCATATTCCCTGTTTGCCACTGGATCTGCCTTCAACATCAGTGTCAACCAGTCGTATGTTGAGTTACTTGGTCAATGGGGTATGCTCATCATGTCCTTCTATTTTGGTGGTCGCACCTTAGAGAAGATCATGGAAATGAATGCCAACAAGAAAGACACGGAGAAAAAGTAATGAGCTTCCATCTATCGCAGAATAGCCTGGACAAATTGGTTGGTGTGGACCCAAAGCTAGTGCAGGTAGTTAAACTAGCCATTGACTACAGCAAGGTGGACTTCGGTGTGACTGAAGGACTGCGGACCATTGAGAAGCAGCGTGAGTACTTTGAAGCTGGCAAGAGCCAGACCATGAGCTCCAAGCACATTGATGGGAAAGCCGTGGACCTTGTAGCCTACGTAGGTGGTACGGTCTGTTGGGAACTCAACGTGTACGACGACGTGGCAGATGCTATGAAAGCTGCAGCCAAAGAACTTGGAGTGCCGATTCGTTGGGGAGCCGCTTGGAACGTCCCTGATCTAACCAAGTGGTCTGGTTCTGCTGAGGATGCCATGCACCACTACATCGACGAACGACGCGCACAGAAGCAGCGTCCGTTCATTGATGGACCTCACTTTGAGTTAGCATAATGGCAACAGCTCTTACCAAACAAAAGGTCAACCTCGACTCCTGTCCAATGGAGTTGAGGGACAACTCATTAAATATCAAGAACCACCTTGAAGCGATCAAGATGAAGGGACTAGGACCTGCTGATCCTCGTGTTCCTAATGACGTCTTCTGGGCCGACAAGGCAGAGAAGTGGGGTGTAAATCCTGGTGACGCAAGAGGTCGCTTGTGCTGCAATTGCCGGTTCTTTGTCAACACGCAACAGATCAAGGGTTGCATTGACGCAGGACCTGCTAAAGATCTCAAGGCCAGTGCACTTCCCCTGAATCCTCGCTGGGCGGACATTGAGACCAAGCCAGTAGCTTTCTGCGTGCTGCTTGACATCACCTGTTCGCCGATTCGTACTTGCGACTTTCAGCAACTGGGTGGTCCCATCGACGATGACAAAGCGCAGTTGCCCAAGTACCGTAACATTCTCATGGAAGAGAACGAGAAGGACTAGGACAACCAGGACGCAATGTCTTCTCCAAGGACCTGGGCAGCGATGTTCTTCTTCGCTCTCAGGGCCTTGATGATCTTCTCGTCGATTGTTCCTTGTGTGCAGAGATCCACGTAGTTCACTGACTTGGTCTGTCCAATGCGGTGTGCTCGATCCTCTGACTGGATCCGGTGTTCAAGGTTGTAGCTGTTTGAATAGTAGACCACCATTGTGGCCGCCGTCAAGGTAATACCGTAGCCTCCCGTAGACGGGTTGCCTATGAAGAATCTTACATCAGGATCGTCTTGGAAACGCTTGACTGCCTCAGACCTATCATCTGTACTAGTTGCTCCGTAGTAACTGACCACGGACTTTGGCCCGTAGACCTTGCTCAAGGACTCCTCTATCTTCTTGATGTCTTGAACATACGTCGCCCAGATGATGACCTTGTCATCGGCTTCATCGAGTACGTCCATCAGCTCGTTCAAGCGGTTGTTAGGTACGTCTACAATCGTTCCATCGTCTGACTTGAAGTGGCCACACGTGATCTGATGCAGCCGCAGAATCTCTGTCAGTACGTTGTCTACTGTGATTGCCTTGCCTTGCAGCGAGGCAATGGCTGAGTCAGACAGTTGCTTGTAAATCTGCTTCTGTTCCTTGGATAACTCCACATACCGGTACTGGTAGATCTTGTCTGGTAGATCAAGACAGTCTGCCTTCTTAACGCGGTACGAGAACCGTCGCAGCAGACTAGTCAACTCATCTAGCTGCCTGAACCCCACGATCTTCTTGAATGTACGGTTGCCAGACTTAGCGTCAATCATGATAGCGTACCGATTGCGGAACGTGTAGTAGCTACTGAATCCCAGCAAATGCGGGTTCAGGAATTGACACTGACTGTACAAGTCTAGTGGACTGCGAGTCACTGGTTCACCTGTCAGGATCCGCTTGTACTTCGCCTTCACACCTACCTTGATCACATTCTTCGTGCGCTGCGCTCCTGGGTTCTTGATCGTCGTAGACTCGTCCACAATCATGGCAACACGCCCGCCCACGTCCATGAACAGACTAGCGAACTTGGTACCACGGTCCGTGGAGAATGCTTCCACATTCATGACCAGGATTTTTAGGTCGTCTGACTGGCTCACTACATGATCTAGTGCTTCTTGTTCTGCCTTTTTTGGCGTAGCGTGCCATGACGCCATGACGTACCGCACATGATCTGGCAGGTGGGTTGGTATCTCCTTGGTAACCCAGTTCATGTAGACGCCCTTGGGCGCCACAATAAGTACGGAGTTGATCCGCCCTGAGTCGTACAAGTAAGCAATTGAGTCAATTGCTACCTTCGTCTTGCCTGTTCCCATCTCCATAAACAGAGCAAATTCGTCTTTTTCTTTGGACATGTCCCACGCTTTGGCTTGATGAGCGTAGGGCTTCGTCTTGAATGGGTATATGTTGCTATGGTCCATGTTTTTTCCCGCGTTCCTGGGGCCTCTCTGTTATCCGATTTCGTAGAAAAGATTGGTTTGCGGTTGAACCAGGTGCAGATTCTGTTTTGCCCGCGTCATTCCTACGTAAAACACCCGAGTTTCGTCATCAGGGTATTGCTGCATGTACTTGTACGACCTGGCTGCCATGTCTGTCAGCAAGAGTACGTTGTCTGCTTCGCCACCCTTCACTGCATGAATAGTGTTGATCTTGATCCGCGGCTCGCCAATCAAGGATTCACCTTGCCTGCGCGCAGCAATGTAGTACTCCCTCTCTGATGAGGGGATCTTGATCAACCTCTCGTGCCAGATACCTGGTTCGAGATTCAGTTCTTGCAGTTCGTATATTCTTTCTTTATCGGCTCTCTTCTTGATTCCCATGAACCGATAGATCAATCTTACCTCGTCTCCTGTTGCCGTCTTACCGGCACATAAGCGTGTCCACGCAATTATTGCTTTGAGACTGTCGTTCTCCAGGGGTGAATGCTTCAGGCTTTGGAATGGGTAACCATTGCGCAAGCATATCTCCTCTAGTCCTTTATTAAGATAGGAATTACGGCTAAGGAGCAGCCACTGTCCTTTGGACAGGTCGACTTCTTCACTGTCAAAATGCCAGTTAACACTACCTGGTAGGTCTGCTGGCTTGAATCTTTTTTGTACTCTTCCCGGGATACGTGAGAGGAGGTTGGTTGCCATTCGATGGACAGCCATGGGGACGCGATAAGACTGATCGAGGACAATACGGCGTCCTGGTAGATGTATAAGTCTTTCAACGTCGGCGCCGGCCCATCGATAGATAGCTTGATCGTCGTCTCCTGCAACATACCTGTCCTCCACGTTTGCTGTTAGTTTTTCTACAAAGTCCCATTGCAGCGCAGATAAGTCCTGAGCTTCGTCAACGAAGACTGCATCTAACTTTGGAGCAATACCTACCTTCAACCACTGCTCTAGTAAATCCGTGAAGTCCATAAGCCGATGAATCTTTTTGTAACTGGCCAGAGTCCTAGATACGCGATCTAATTCACCCCAGTCAATCTCGTCATCACCACATTCTTCAAAGACCTTGCGCAACGGAACCCGCATGATGCGAGCCAAGTTGTCTAGGAAGAAATACCGGTCGCCCAGCGGCATCCCCTGTATCACGCCATCCTCTGTGTTAGAGTAACCACTTACCTCAATGCCAAGTTTCTCGCCTAACTCCTTGTAGTTAGTACGCTGCAACATGGCTGTTGGCTTCATCCCTAACTGTAGGAACGCAAGACTACGGATAGTCCTGAAGTACGGCATGTCGTCCTTCGTAAAACCAAACCGCTCAGCAGCACGGGTCCTTGCCTCATTCGCCGCCTTTTTGGTAAATGCAATGTACCCAATACGCTCTGGCTTCACCCCCTTCTCCAAGCGCTGTTCAATGAACCGCATCCCTGCAGTCGTTTTGCCTGTCCCTGGCGGCCCAAAGATGATTGTCCACGTCAAAAGATCTCTCCACTTTCGCCCAAGTCTGGTGTATCAAAATCACCTTGATGCTTGTCAAACTCTTGAACCGCCCATAGGTTCACGCCTTTCCCTTTGAGATTAAAGAAGTGGTGTTCAGCTCCGCCTTCACGCAGCACTGACGTAACCTGGTGCACCTTGTAATCTCTGAAATGGTGGCGATCTAGGAAAGCCATCAAGTCTGCCATCCTGAAATAGTGTTTGCCACTGTCGGTCCAGGGTTTACCAAGCAAGATTTCTTCCTTGGTCTTGGCTTGCACACGACCCGTACAGAATCGCTCGACGTACTCGAACAGTTGGCCAACAGGCGACGCATCAGGTGGTGCCTCAATGACTGTGAGGTTCTCAAGCAAGTGATTGACAAGCTTGGTCCACGCAATATCGTTCATCTTGCCTGGCAGCACGTTCAAGCGTTCCATGCACTTGCGCTGGAACCTGCGTTGATTGTGTAAGTCGTCCGTGTCTAATTCGAGACGACCCCCACCATCCACGTCCAAGAACCAAATCGGAGGATTAGTATTGAACTTTGTGAGACTGTGTACAGCAGGCATATCAGAGTTAGTGCCAACACCATGTTTACGAAGTTTGCAAACAGCAACGTTACAGTAAGGAGCGATGGGAGGTTTACTACAAGTATATTGGTACTCTTTTCGTCTTGCTGATTTGATGACACCTTGAACCTCGCTCGATGATAGTGGTGGATCCATGAGTTGAACATTGAAACTCTCCAGTTCAGACTCCCAGTTGTCGGGACTTTTCTTGCGGCAGTAGACCGCGATGTTGAACAAGCCGTTGTTCCTGGTTCCTTGCGGAAAACCTTTGGTACCAAGATGCTGCAAACAAGGTGGACCGTCTTCAAAACCTGCCTTGACTGCAATGGTCAATGACTCAAGTTGTTTGGCCGTGAATCGATTCTCAAGAACCTTGGCAACAAAGACATCGGCCGCCATACCTTGACACCAACGCGTGTCGCCAAAATAAGGCATGTTGATCCATTGTCCAATGTCCCCACGATCCGCGAGGATTTTGGTTTGTTTCGGAAAAATTTCGCAACCACCATATCCCATGTAGGCTGCTAGGTCTTTCAACTTCTGTTGCATGAGACCGGCTTCTACCCACTCACTGGTGAATAGGTACAGGTGGATGCCACCAGACTTACTGGCACAAGGAAACAGGGGGACCTTGAGCTCTTGAATTGCTGAATTGATTTTGGGTAGGTCAATGCTACCATCGTACGTGTCAATGTCGATGGCACCAAACTTACACATGGACTCGTCGTTAATTGGAATAACGCCAAGACCTGTCTTACCTTCGAGGTGTTGCTGCCATAACTCTTTGGTTATTGGTTCGCGAACTGTGGTTGCTTTGCCAGTGAGTTTGTTGTCCTGACGACTACCCTTAATCGCATACGTACCGTGAGCGCGCAGCAAGCCCTCGAAAATCTCCATGAAATTTTCTACTAGCATGCAATGAACCGGGGGCTGTTAACCCCCGGCCTCCTGGTTAGAAGTGGTTGGCTGACTCGGTGTGATCTTGTTCTGGAGCGGCGGTGCGTACCAAACCACTGCCGACTTGCTGAGCAAAGTCTCGTGCTGCTTGATACAAACCAGGTTCCGTTACAGGACCCACGATGTCGATTGTCCAACCCATCCACGCACCTTTATCGTTCTGTTCACCAACAGAGCCTAACTTGTACATGTGACTGAAGCGTGCTGGCGTGACCATACCACTAGGTCCTTTGACCTTCAGGTTGTTCATCAAACTATTCCAACGACGATTCTTCTTGAGCTGCGTGCTGCTCATGGTAATCAAACCAGGTTCCATTACGCCTGTGTCAAGCTCCACGCGCAGCACAAGTGGTATGCGGTTTCCACCAACACGTTGCCGGCCGGCCTC